CAGTATCCCAAGGTTCTCCGCTAACGCTAAGTTTTGGGGAACAAGACCAAGTGACTTGGATTCTGTCCTGATCGTTGAGATAGTTAAAGAGATCTTCGTGTAAATGTTGTGTAGTATTTGTTTCAAAAGTAATATTCCTCAAATCTTTCATACGTGGATGTTCAAGTAACTCTACATACAGTCGTTGCCACGCCAACAACGGTTCGCCACCTGTCATGATCAAATGTACATCTTGACCATTATCCTGTACCCATTTACCATTAGGTGTAAGAGATAGTAAATGTTCAACTACTTCGTCAACGGTTGCCTGTTTATTAAACTTTTTAAACTCAGGATAGATACTTGCATATGTATCGCAACCTGTATGTATAATAGGTAAGTCGTTAAACTCTTTTGTAGTTTCATGCACGCCAGCGTCAAGTAATCCTTGAACTTCAGCATTATGAATGATACCTGCCTTTTGTTTCTCGTCACGCATTGGTTCATTTTGTAGACCAAAGTTCATGCAACGAAAGTTACAACCGAATGTACGCAGGAACACACTAGGTACTCCTACAAACTTGCCTTCGCCTTGTACTGAATAAAATGCTTCTGAATATCTAAGTTTCATATTAGGCTCCACATGCAAACTGTTGTTGCAATTTAATATTGTCCATAAACTCTTTCTTAGTACCAGCATCTTCATTAAATGCACCACGTAACACAGTTGTCTGTGTTAAACTGCTATGTGCTTTAATACCTCTGTTCTCACAACAACCATGTGTTGCTTGAATGTAAACACCAACATTTTTAGTACCTGTTGCTTTTTGAATCTCGTCAGCAATAACATTATTAAGTTCTTCTTGTAGTGTACCTCGTCTAGCACACCATTGTGCAATACGTGTATACTTGCTAAGACCAATAAGTTTATCTGCGGCAATAATACCAATGTATGCTACACCAACAACTGGTTGATGATGATGTGAACAAACACTTCTTAGTTCGCTTCGTACAACTAACATGCCTTCATAACCATTTTCAATATGATTAGGAAATGCTGTTGCGTTAGGCATAGGATCATAACGTCCTTGCATTAATTCATTAATATACATTTTAGCAAGACGTCTACCAGTGTCCATACTGTTAGGATCATTTGCTCTGTCAATAATTAAACTGTCTAGTACTGCTTCGAACTTAGGTGTAAGCTCGTCAATCAATTCTTGTTTGTCGCCTTCTTGTAACACATGACTAATATTGTCACCTGCCCAATATCTAATGCCTTCGTCTTCTAAACGGGCTTTTATTTGTTCACTTTTACTCATTTACTTCTCCGATGTTAAGGCAGTGGATTGCCTGTAATAGTTTATATTATACAATATATTTAGGTCTGTGTCAACCTTTTTTAACATAATTTAGGTAGTCTTTGGCAATTAATTCATGTATATGCTTAGTATAATGCTCGCCGTCGACTCTGTATTCGTCCGTTTCTATGTTAATAGCTTTTGCTAATTGCAAATAACCTTCTGCAGACGATGGTGCTTTTGTACCTGCTTGCCAATCTCCGTAAAGTTCAACATTGTCAGGAACAAATACTCTATTGTTAATCGTCCATTGATACCATTTAATATCTCGTCTAGCACACATAGTATCAATTGCTAATAAGTCTAAGCAATAGTCTTTATATTGCAAAGGTGTTACTAGCTCGTGCCAAAGTTTTGTGTAGATATACTTTTCATGAAAGGGTTTAAAGTCTGCTTTTACTTTCATATCGTCAAAAAAGAAACCTTTAAATTCTTCGTAGTTTTCTTGTCGAACCTGATCAATCATTTCAATGTAGTTTTCAGTTACACGATGATCTGTATATCTTTTAATCTTTTCGTCTTTTGGTTGATCGTCATCTAAGAACAAATCTACATTTGTATTTTCGCCAACATCTAAGTTACGTGAGCATGCAAGTAAAAATCTATTCCAGTATGTTGACTGCACAAATACTTCGTCAATATCGTCATAACGATCAAGCATTGATTTAATCCAGGCAGGATACTTTCTATTACATCCGCCTGGCTGACTGTAAATTACAACCTCTTTGTTATTTTCTTCGGCATAGATCTCAGCATAGTTATTATCTTGCCATGCTGAGATTGTATCACCAACTTCGGAATATCCGTGTGCGTGACTGTCGCCGATGAATAGTGTTCTAGTCATTAAAATATTTGTTCAACATTTCAAGACGATCGTCCGCAGTAGCCATAGCATCCAGTTCTTTTTGAATAGTTTCAATAATATCTGAATGTTCGCCAATGCCAACAACCTTTTCCATATACACATTAATATTAGTTTTGTGTAGTAGGACTTCTGCTTCGGCGTGCTTCCTTGCCGCCTCAATCATTTGCTGTTTCAACATAAGTTCCTTTCTTGTAGTTTCCTTTATCAGGTATTACGTGTCTTACGCCGCCGCGTGGATCATCCATGTCGCCATTGCGTCTAGGAATTAAGTGAACGTGTGGAAAAGGTACAGTTTGACCTGCGGCTTCTCCTACGTTCTGTCCAATGTTAAACGCATCACAATATCCACGTTCAACCCAATCGTAGCCCCATTTGTATGCGGCTTCGAAACACTTAGTAAGGCCCTGCCAGTTTTCTTCTTTAGGAACAAAAAGTATATGTCCTTCAGTAACTGGATACCCATCTTTATATACTGTAAACTCTTTTGAGTCAATTAAAACATCTGTCCAAGGTTTAGAATCCATAATTAAATGCCACCATTATACGTTCTTTATCTGTAAGTTGTTGTTCAACTTTGTGATGCAAATGACTTGGAAAAATAATTAAACTTCCTGTCGTTGCCGCACAAGTTACGTTAGGCGAGTTTGCTTCGTTAAGTTCTGAAACATTTACTCTTGGCCAGTTGGCCTTCATGTTAGGATTAACAAGTGTTAGTCCTGGATGATCTTGATCTGCTTGAATGTAGTATACTCCACTCCATGTGTCTGGAAGATGATTGTGTTCTTCGTGGTATGTGTATTTACGATTAATACTAAACCAACTGCTCTTAAGTGAAGGCGTATGTTGTAGTTTAGTTTCTTTGTGACATTCCTGTACACATGCATCAATAAAGTTTTTTAGATCTTCAAACAATGGATTTTCTAAAATACTTTCACTACCGTATGATGTATATCCGTTAGCAGTATATCTTACAGGAGATGTATCTGTTTTTTCTTTTGCTAACAATTCTGTAACTACAGACTTTTGTAGATCTTGAGCGTTGTTGTATACAGCTCTAAATACTTGTGTCGGAAAAATAAACTGCTTTTCAATCATTAATATTCTCCAACATTCTCCCACGGATAAACTAACCAAACATCTTCTTCTGATTTGTTTACTTCGTGACAAGTATAAGATATATTACTGTTAAACTCACTTGATAGATTATCTGTTAGTGTAGCAAAGCGAACATTGTTACCAAATATATTGTTCCATTTAGGATCATCAGGCAAGCAACCTGCTTTCCAGTCTTCCATAATCCAATTAAATGTAGCACCTGTATCATTAATATCATCTACAATAAGAATATTTTTATGATGCGGACCAGCAGTTGGTCCTGGATTGGCTACATAACCATATGCATCTTCAGCCATCCACAAGTTGCTTTCACTTTCACTAGTATCATCACGTAGACTTATTTTAATTGCTTCGCAACGTATGCCAGTCATATTACTGATAATAGTAGCAGGTACATTACCACCACGGGTAATACCTACAATGTAATCAGGACGCCAATTGTCCTTGTACATTTGATTTACAATGCTAACGCACATTTTTTCTACGTCAGCCCAACTATAATAATGTTTTTTAATCATGATATCCATCGTCCTCGTCTAGTACTTTAATGTCTGGTTTGTTAATAACCCAACTAGGAACTTCTGGACAAGCATCTTTGATTTCTTGTTCCGTATAAGTTTCGGGTTGCCTAATACCGTATTTGTTAAATTGTTCAATAGTCCAGTCAGTGAGTTCTTGTTTTGTGTTAAACATTTTTTAAGTAATCCTTGTTATCAATCCATTTGCCGTTTTTAACAAAGCCCCAACTCTGTGCTTTCTTACCCATGAAGAACAAACTCCAACATGGAATGTTATTACCATCTTCATCTTTTGCAAGTTCTAACCAATGTAGGTCTTTTGCAGAACGAAAACGTATGCTACCAGGACCACGCCAAAACTTACCTTCTGGAGTATGTTCCCAATAACCGCCTTTAATAATAAATGCTCCCCAACTCCATGGATGATCATGTAGTACAGGTTCGTCACTTACTAGTACCTTGTGTAGTGTAATATTAAAAGGAAAGTCTTTTCTGTCCTTTAAAAACACATACCATCTTACTAGATACGGAACCTTACCGCTCCTATCCGTGATTACACGTTTTCTTCCTTTAAACCAATTAAAAAGGAATTTCATCGTCTATACCTCTTTCTTTTAGTTTGCCTTTGAAATCTTGCTCTGTCATTTTGTAGATAAGTTTAAATTGTTCATATGCTTTTGCAAGAGCAGGATACATTTCGCACATTTCATCTAGACGTGCTATACTTGGCATTGTATCTACAAAAATTTTATCAGCAGTTGAACCTATGTTATATGTAAATTCACTGCCTGTATCGTTTATAAAACTTGAATCTAAAGTAACAGTGTTTGAATTCTGCTCAGGCATAGAATATGTAATATTGTTAATTGTAATACTACTATCCCAGCCGCCTATATCTTCACTGGCATTAATAGTAATTTTGTAATCGTCATCACCCATTGCTTATTGCCTTGTATAATGCTTCACCACTAAAAAAACTTCTCTTTAGATTGTATAACTGCGAATTCATTGGAATTTTGTAATCATTATAATTTTCCATATAGTCTTCAATTTTTGCTACAAGTTGTGGTTTAAATTTTTCGTACTGTGCAAAGTTCTTAGTCCAAATACTTGGATATTTAAATTCAGTATTTGCCATTTCGCTGTAGCTGAGTCTATCAGGAACCATAGGAATAGTATCTACTAACAAACCTTCATACCAACTAATACCTAGTGTTTCTTGTAGGTTAGCACTGAACACCATCTTAGCTCTACCTAGCAAATTATGATAATCGTTTTTGCTTAATTCTTGTTCTTGGCACACAATAAATTCATACTGTGGTAATTGTTCTTTTAGATCTCTAAAGATTTCAACTTGCTTCTCTGGAGCAACTCTATGCGGGAACAAGATTATATCTTCTTTAGGCATATTTTTGTAACTGTCTAAACTAGTAGTCAAATACTCCATAGGCCAACCAACACGTTTAATTTTATCTTCATTAACTTGTTGAAATTCTTTAGGGTTATCTTTGTTCTTAAATGTTTGTAAAAATAAATCAATATGGAATTGTGTAGCAAAAAAGTTATGATCATAGCAATCAAACATACTACGTTCTGCATTCCTTACCCAAGGTTTATTGCCTATAAGCCTACCTAAAAAATCTTGCGGATCATAACTACCTGCATGCCACAAACCACCAATAGAAATATTAACACCGAGTAACTCTGCCATGTAGCGTAATTGTACCACTGTAGGATTCCAGGCATCGGTATAGATAAAATAATCGCCGTCCTTAACAGTTCCATCGCAGAACATTTCTCCTATAGTTTCTAACTGTTTACTTTTGTAAACATTAGTACCACCAAAGTTAAGGAAAGCCCCAGGCGTTGTAGCCTGAGGCGTTTCCCCACCACTAATGACTTCTACATCTACATTTGTAGCTCGTTGCAGTTGCTTAGGAAGATATTCTTTCCACTGCTTAGTATAACGTGTATCTACTGCTTCAATATCTACAATGTAAATTGTCATTAGTGTCTCCTAGTACTTTGATAACGACCTTGACCGTTATTCTTATTAAATTTACGCTTACCACCAGAACGAAATCTGCTATAAGCCTGCCAAGCACGACTTTTATTATTATATAGATCTCTTTCGTTCCAAATATAGCCGTCATGGCCATACAAGTAAGCAGTTGCACAGAACGTTTTAAAACGTTCTAGATCGTCAAAGATTTTTACAATCTCTGGGTTATTAGCAAAGTATTGACCCTGGGTTGCCATTTGTGTTTCTCCTTTAATAGCTAGGGTATGTAATGTGTGCACCGTTCTCTCCGTCCTCGGAAATTTCGATGTGGACCTCACGTCCGGGGTACTTGTCTGTAATTTGTTGATATAAATCATCTGACATCATTTCACATGACTTATAATCAAGTTCTAAAGTTTTTTCTGCGTATAACTTCTCCATCCAACGTTTAAACTGAATAAATTCAATATCTCTGTCATTGTGTGTTACAGTGATACCAACTCTAAAATGAAATATGTGTCTGTGTGGATAACCTAAAAAACTTACATCATATTCATCACCTGTTGCAAGACTAGGATCATCTAGTGCCGCAGGATACTTGTGGATACCTTCTTTCTTAAAAGTAACCCAAATCATTCGCTTTGCGTTTTGCAATGCGTTTTGTTTGCCTTCTGTCATATCTGCCTCTTTCATCATTCTTAACATACCGTCATAATAACGTTCATGTTCATTTGTTGCATTACCGTCCATTTATTATACTACCTTTACTCATCGTTGTCAATAGATATTGGTGAATCATTTTCATACTTTTCCCAAGATGTAAACTTATCTCTTGGTTGTAAATCTCTAGCATAATGTACCCAAACACCTGCATTTGATGCTTTAAAGTCTTTATCATCAATTTTAATACATGCATTGTAGTTAAGTTGATCAATATAAGGTAACTTTACACTAATCATACCAATAAACTTATCGTTTTCGTTATATCCAGATTCTAGTACAAATTCGTGATACTTAACATCATAGTCTAGTGTAACCCAAATACCTAATTTTAGTAATTCTGTAATTAGATTATCCCAGTCTGTTTGTTCTTTTTTAGTACCAAAAGGAAGTGTAATATTAAAACTTTGATTAGCACCTAAGTAGACATGTTCGACTGCTTCTTTTTGTACTCTCTCAATTACTTCTTTAGGATCTTGAGCACCTACAACAAATAAAGTATGTTCGCCATGTACTGGAGTTTTTTCTACTTCAAAGCCTGTAAAGTATACAACATCATCCTTAACACCATTGTCATAATCTCTATTCATTGCTATTAAGCTGATCCTTTACAGCAAGTTTTTGTTTTTTCAAATTAATAAGATGTGCTTTGTGATTGTATGATCTATCACCTGCACGTTCCTTTTCTACTGCATCTACTTTGTTGTGTAAGTAGTCGTGCATACTTTGTAATTTTTTTGCACTTTTACTTTTTCTTCCTGTCGCCATCTTTATACCTCCTCAAATAAATTGCCAAATCCTGTATTTGCGTTTACAGTCTTTTTGCCTACTGCTCCTCTAGTGCCAATAATTGACATCCAAAATTTGCTGTATTCTTCTATGATTGCTTCTGCCTCATCTCTGTTTGAAGTTGCAAATATTGCTTCCACAACATCTCTAAAATATAGCCTGTCGAATTGCTCCTCCACAAGCATTGCCGGAACGCTTCCATTGTCGTATTGTCTATTTGCTTCTTGTACTGCATTAATGTGACTCCATACATTATGACCCATTTGTATAGCATAGCTAAAACTATCCCAACTAGTTGAATCACGTTTACGAATAACTTCGCTACCATTATCGTCTAGTATAGGATTACCATGTTTGTCTCGGTCAATTTCTCCTGCTAAAATTTTAGGACCACCAACCTTGTTAGTGTCTCCAGGAGCATATATACAAACATCGTTTACTTTAATATTCTTAGTTAAAGGACTGTCAGTAAAGTTTTTAAAGATACCATCTGCTAGTACAGCATCTCTAAAGTTACGTGTATCAGTTGCATACTTCAATTCATCAATACTTGGAACCATTCTATAGACCCATTTAGTTCTATCTTCGGTTTCAGTTTGAATATAAATTTGTCCATTTGCTGTAGCAAGGAAAGGAGAAGCACAATCAAATGTAATTGTAAAGTTTGGATTATGATACTTACGTACTGCTCTTTGAATATCAGTTAGTAGTGTAGCCCACTCTAGTTTTGATGTTCCTAAGAAGTGCATAAAGTCATGTTTACCTTGTTCAAGTAATCCGTCAAATCTTAATGCTACAATACGTTTTAGAACTAAGTGTATATCACACATGTTCTGTCCACCCATCGACCAACCATTAAAATGATTCTCATACTTTTTAGGATCACAGTAGTCTTTCATTTGCTGATACCAATCTTCTGCATCAGCATGATTTTCACCTTGTAATACATTAAGGAACTTACAAGCACCTGAACGATTCTTCATAAAATAATCGTTGTTAATACGTGTAGCATCAACTGCTTCTTGGTATGTACTAATACCTGTTGCTTTTGCTCCAGCAGGTGAACGTGCCACCCAAGCCGGAATATCAAGTATCATTCCATAGTCCATATAAGCATCCATCCACGCAAGTACTTGCTCACGTTTCTTTTGTGCTTTAGGACAGTTAGGATCTTTCCAGTCGCCTTCCCAAACACCTTTACCAATTTGGAAGCCACCACTGTCACCAAGTAACCAACTGTTTTTACGATCACGTTCTCTAACCATAAGTTCTTTAGGTGCATCTTTCATTGTATCTAACTCAGCATGTCCTGCTGAGTACAATGTCCAATGATAGTTAAACAATCCTTCTTTTTTGTTTAACCAATTCATACTTTCCATATTAGGATAAGGAATACGACTTTCTTCAACATATTCTTCACGTCTTTGTTTACCTACAAATGTTGCGTAGAATCCACTTAGAGCTGGAAGAAAGATTGCATAGTCTTTTTGTTCTGTTGTTAAGTCCGTATTCAACTTTTTCTCCTACTTAGATTGTGCTGGTAAAATGTAATTATATGTACCCATACCACTGTCAACTGTAATTTGCATTGCTCCTTGATCACTTAGACTCATTGTTGCTTGTCCATCTAAGTTTAGGATTGCTTGTACTTGTGCTACTGGATATGTCCATGGATGTTTCAAGTTACCTTCAACGCCTGTTTGGAACACAAACTTACCTGCGTGTGTATTTGCATCACCAAAGTAAAACATTACGTCACTAACACCACCAGTTTCTTCAACTTTAATTGTAAAAGTTGTTTCTTCTGAATGTGCCGCACTTTGTAATTTCATTCTTGTAATAGCCGCTAACGATGGAGTAAACTCTACGTCCCATGTTGCACCTTTAAACTTAACACTTTTAAGTTTTTCATTAATAATTTCTGTTGACATAAAACGGAAATCATTCTGGAAATCACCTGCTTCATTTTCAAAGTGAATACCTGTTGGAATAGTTACTCCGTTACGGTCTTGTTTAACAACAGTAAGTTTGCTATTCTTTTGATACTCTGGATTCTTTAAATGCAATGCAAGTTTATCCAAGTTAGGCATACCAAAAATGTTTGCACCAAATTCAGCTACCTTTTCTTTTGTGTTTGCTGACAGGATCACACTACGATCTTCTGCCATTGATTCAACTGTAGTACCGGCATCATCGCCTGTTACTTTCACTAAGCTCAAAAAGCCTAGAGAATGTGTCTTTGCTACTACATCTTGTAAAATATCTTTCATTATACTTCTCCTATGTTCCTTTTATTATACGACATTTTGTTGATAAAGTCAACTACTTTTTACTCTATTTCGGAGATCACTGCTCGAAAAACGGTGTTCTCTTTTGTTAAAAAACAGTTCGATTCCTCGTTTGGCACATATAGCCCTACCAGTAAACTTACCATTTTTGTATTCTTCACCTAAAATCCTAACGTCAATATGAAGCATATTTAGAATGTCTTCTAAGTCTGTTTCTGTTTGATATGGGATTATTTCGTCAACGTACTTGATAGCACTAAGTTGTGTATGTCTTTCTACTATAGTTTGTACGGGTGAATTCTTCTCTGGACGATCAAGACTTGGATCAATTTGTAAGCCACAAATCAAGTATTCACATTGTTCTTTTGCATCTCTCAGCATTTGTATATGACCTGCGTGGAGCAGATCAAATGTACTACATGTGAAGCCTATCTTCATTTCTTAAAGCCTTGTTCTTTTAAAAATCCATCTACTGTATATTTAGGTCTGAAGCCTAACTTATCCATCAAATGTGTATTTGCCTGTGTTTTTGTTCTTTCGCCAACAGTATTTAACTTTACAGGCAAGTCGGGTCTTATATCTTGGATCCGTACACATTCTCCTGTACCAATGTCTACATTTCCAGTAAGGTCTTTGTCCATTAATAAGATTATACCATCTGTAAGATCTTCTAAATGTATAAAGTCTCTTTGATGATTAGTAGTATATTCTAATGTACCATTAAGTAATTTATCAAAGAACATTTTAGCTCTTGGACTTTCACTATACACTGTATGGAATCTCATAAACAACGCATTAGGATGTGGAATGTTTTCAATTACATTCTTACTTGCGGCATAAGGATTCAAGTGTGGTTCATACTGCGAACTTGATCCTGCTACTAATACTCGAACATCGTCATAAAATTCAAGTATACGCTTTGTTCCTTCTACATTAGTATTCCAATATTTTGCAGGATCTGCAAGACTTTCTCTTACACCTCCAATGCCTGCCAAGTGAATAACAAAATCTACTTTAGGTAATTCTGCTGTTAGTATGTCGGTACCTTCTTTAATATCTATACCGACGACATCATGTCCATCTACAACTAATTTTTCGTATAGTCGTGATCCAATGAAACCTAGATGCCCTGTTAATAGTATCTTCATGTTTCTTTCCTTATGTTCTTATTGCTTTTTACAGCCGTTGATAATATTGGTAACCAGGCGCCAACTACATTTGCTGAATATAGTAATGCTTCTGTATCTTTTGGAAAACATGCTCCTCCAAAACCTCTGTCGCCGTCCGGACCAGGAATTTGCATATGACTATGTGTAATCCTTTTGTCCTCTCCTACCAATGCTTTAACTTGATTATAATCTATTCCTGCAGATTCACACAAATCATAAACTTCGTTAAAGAAAGCAACCTTAGTTGCTAAAAAACTATTACGTAAATATTTTGTTAATATTAATTCTTCTACTGTTGCATAAATTGGATTGAAACCTTTTGCTAATATAAACACATCATTCCAAAACTCTACATTACCTCCACCAAATAACATTGTAGTTTGATTTTTAAAGTCCTCATTTGCATTTGCGGCAGTTAAAAATTCTGGACTAAATGTAACTTCTTTACCTTGTGGCTGAATATCCTTACGCCAACCTTCTAAACTAATTGTGCTTTTAATTAGAATAGGTTTATCATTTGGGCATGCTTTGATTACTGTGTCAACAATAGTCATATTACATGCTCCGGTTATTGTTGCTGGTGTTGGTACACAAACAATATAACCGTCGCTGTCATTGTCGATAACATTACCGTTATATTCAGGATCAACAATCGTTATTTCGTGGTAGTCTTTGAGTACTTCGTATACAGCCTTGCCGACAAACCCGTACCCAATTAAAGTTAGTTTCATTCAGTCTCCTTCTTCTTTTGTAATTTAGGATGAGGTGTTCTATCGTTGTAGATATCACCTGCAAGTGCCTGTATTTGTTCAACCAACATAGTTACTTTAAATACATCATATTCTCTATCTGCACTTTTGTATTTTTCTCTATGTGCTTGTACGGCTAAACCGTGCATAGCACTGACCTTATCCATTAGTTGTTGTATTGTATGTTGCATTATTCACCTCCAAAGTCAAACAAACTATTGAACGTATTGTTCTGTTTAGTGTCTTCTAAATCATAGTTAAGCACACCAATTAGGTTATCTAGTTTGTTATCAATAATAGTTGATTCCATTGCATCTCCATCAAACGGCAGTTCTTTAAACCAATCTGGAATACGTAATTCATCCGTTGGATACGCAACACTTGTAAAGCCCAAAGGATTCTGTTTTAGTTTGCAAACAATAACTTTCATACCATCTACAATCTCTTGCGAATACTTGTCACCGTTCATACGTTTCAGTGTATTCCAATTGATACTTGCTCTTACATGTCCAGGCATGTTTGCTTTACCTTGCTTCTCCTCAAGACGTTGATAATGTCCAATTTTGTTTGCACGTTTAGGTGCACCTTTTTCAAACCCAGGACGTAATTTAAACTCCTTACGAAATTCTGTAATACGATCTAGTACTTTTCTTTCTTCAACATCAGTAAGTACCATAAGCAATAGTTCGCTTAAGAACTCCTGCATGAATACTGGAGTATCTGATCTACGCAAGTCCAAGCCCATTGCTTTTACTTTGCCCGGCTTGCCTTCTACGTCAGTTCTAAAGCCTTCGTTGTCAATTACTAATGCCGCATAACGTTTCTTAGTAATATACAATCCGCTTTTTGCAACAATCTCTCTACCTGCCGCAATAACATCTGCACGACTCTTTGGACAATGAAATGCTTCTAGCATAAAGTTTATAAATGTGCTGTCAACTGCTTCACTTACTTGATCATATAGTTTAATAGCGTTCTCTGTACTCCACGGAATTTCGCCTTTGTCAATACCTTCTTTAAGAGTTGGGTAAGCACTAAAGTAAACAGAGTCTGTATCACCATATATAACTGCATCACCTACGTGATCATATGTACCTGTAATAACTTTGTTTGCTTCTGCACTCATGTGTTTAACAATAGTACGACCTGATAGTGTAGTTGACTGTCCTATACGTTTGTCAAAGAATCTACAACCTGGATTAAGAATAGCACCATACAAACTGTTCAAGTTAATCTTTTTAACAAGTTGTCTCTTGTCCCAATACTCAATTTCTGTAGCATTGCCGGCATCTTTAGCCTTCTTTAACATCGCTTGTAGTTCTTTACGTTCACTGTACCAACGTTTAAGTAGTCCAGGGATAACACCTTCGTGTTCTGTTGTAAAGATAGTACCGTTTGCACTAAGCATCCAAGGTTGATTACTGTCAAATATAAGTTTGTATATCTCTGCACCAGATAGTACATCACTTTGTCCGTTTTCCCAATCCACAGTTAGTGCAGTATCACGTTTTTGTTCCATAACTGCTTCATATTCTTCTGTTGAAAAACGTCCTTCCCAACTACCTGCAAAGGATTTTTTCTTAAGGCCCATGTCTTCTCGTACACGAGCATCTGAAATGTCTGGACGTAGTTGTCCAACAACTGTTGCTGGATCCATATTCAATGCACGAATAACACTAGGATACAGACTGTTCAAGTCCATACTAGCAATCCACTTGTGCAAACCTTTTTTCGGAAACGCAACATAAGCACCTGCCGCTTGTGTGTTTTCTTCATCACGGTGCGGACGATTAGGTACTTGCATACCACGTCTATGTGCTTCATTAACAATCGCTTGTTCTGTAACTGCTACTGCACCCATAGTGGTCTGTAGCAAAACAGTATTTGCATGAGCTAGTTCGTTACTGAGATCAATAAATCTTAGTTTTTTGTCCAGCTTGTCCAGTAGTGCGGTATCTTGAATGTTGTATTCAATGAACTTTCTAAAGTCATTGTTGTACAGTTGATCCAAAGTGCCTTCATAAGGAACTTTGTTTTCTCCAACTTCAATTTCGCCAATGGCATCAAGTCTATATGTGTGTCTTTCTTCATATGTATATTTACGATAAAGTTCTAAACTATCCAAATGTACTCTACCTATTAGGTCAAAGGTTACAGCTGATTTACCATACTTTTCATATTCACGTTTTTTAGGAAGTTGTCCCCACAAACAAAAACGTCTTGTGTCGTCTTTGCTTAGTACACGACTAGTTCTGTTTACAGTATACGGAATATCATAACCTTCACTGTTCCAACCTGATAAAATATCAGCATCTTCAATTAATGTTAAGAAAGTATCAATCATTTCACTTTCTTTTTCAAACAACATTACATTGTCAATACCTTTTAATTCTGCTTTTGCTTGTTCCATGGTAAGTGTCTTGGGTGGAACTGCTAAACATATCATAGTTTCCATCCACTGCAAGTATACACTAATACTTGTAATCGGCATAAACGGATCAGCTGGATCAGCAAAGCCACGTTCTGGATCGAAGTCAGTCTCAATATCAAAAAATGCAATGTTTAGTTTAGGTGCGTCCTGATTGAGATAGTTTTCACTCAAGCACTGGAAGATAGGATTGATGTCGCTTTCGAACATCTTCTTGCCTTTATTAATAGCAAGTTCTTTACGAAACTCTTTTGTGTTCTTACACACAATTCTACTAATAGGATCGCCGTAGATGCTTTTAAATTTACCTTTTGGATCTTCGTAATAAAATGTATATTTGATCGGATACTCAGTAAACTTTCTTTTGCCGTCTTTACGTTCTACAACACGTACAATGTCACTGTCTCTATCAAATAATGCGTCTACGTAACTCAATTAATTCTCCTTTTGCGTAATGTCGTTAATGTTACCTGCTAAAACATATCTTGTTGTGTTTACAGGATATACTTTATGATGTATAATACTTGGAAACATTACTATCATATCATTATACACAGGAAGATGTATTTCGTCAACCGGAAATACTTCGTTTTTTGTTTCTTTCATTTCAACAAATGTAAGTGGATTGTTACTTTCGCCTACATCTAAATAGTAAACCCAACTGTAACGGCTTAGTGTACCGTGTTCATGCTGTGGACATCCTTGTCCGGGCAAGCTCTCTTGAAACCAAACTTCAGCATCTATATCAAAAAACTTAGTGTTAGGCCAAACTTGATCTTGCATAAATTTAGGACCTCTTGGACCTACAATATTATTGCAATACCATAAGTGTATTTGATCTAATAAAGGATTAAGTATGTCATGTTCAAGATGTATGTCATGCCCAGTCTTCCAAGACTCGTTAGTAGGCTGACTTTTATCTTTTAATTTAAGAAAATGTTCAACAATAGATTGTCTAGATTGTTTGTTTGCCCCTAATGGTCCATGCCGAATAGCAGTGGGGTGCGAGATGTATAGTGTACTACAACTTAACTTCATATTTTCCTACGTTGCTTGTGGCCAACTTAACCTTCTACATGCCTGGCAATTGCCTTTGGCGTTATTATTATTTATTAAAACAGCAAACCCGCAACATAAATTACGGTTAATCCTGCATTTAATACTACTAAACTTTTTTCTTTCCACAAAAGGCCTATTAATACCCAAAGTCCATTACTAACAATAAATGCGTAAATGTAATAAGGGTATAAATTAAAAGCGGCCATTGTAGCGGCAACTAGTAGACATGCCGTACTAAACCATGCTAATGGTTGATAGGGTTTTACCACCATAGTGCCGCAACTCCATATCCAAATACATTAATAACAGCAAAGTAGCCTGTTAATAACATTACCCATGCCGCGCCTCTGCGTACAGCCGCGTAGCATTGTGTAACCGATCCTACAAAAAAGAACGGATAGATAATAAGCATATTAGGATCTACAGCATTAAATGCCAAGGTTAAACTTGCCATAACTGTAAATACAAAACTTATTAATTCAAATCCAAAAGCAATCTTGTCACTTTTGTAACTGTTGATCCAAAAATCTTTTACCTTTTGCATTACGGCTTGTCTTTGCCGACTGTAACAACAAGTGTTTCTAGATCGTCAAACTCATCAGCAACTTTTTCCCAATCGCCTTTGTGTGCAACCTTAATTGCTTTGTTAATAAGAGCTGGTTTAATATCCAGTTCTTCTGCTACTGCTTTTACTGTTTCTTTAAGACCTGTGCTTAGATCTTCAATTTCACGTAACACTGTTGCGCCTTCGTTAACCAAACGTTCTAGTTTAGCCTTCTCGTCGCCACCGTATACTCTATCACTCATAAGATTCTCCTTTAATTTAATCTATATTATACATTATTTTAGGGACGTTGTCAAGTGTTATTTTGCCATTATCTTGGCGGACAAATTTCAAAACCGTTAATTTGCTTCTTATATTCATCTGCATAGCCAACGTATATGTACTTAACACCTTTGGCTTTGTAATATGCACATTCGTGGCGTAGACTCTTTAAACCTAGTACTAATTTGGGGTTTTTGTAGTTCCATGCAAACTGTATTGCTTCTACATTGTGCTTATTGAAGTTATGATAAAAGCTAAATGCAACTAGATTCTTATTACTGTAGTATCCAATTATATCACTACGTGGTGCACATAAGTCTTCATTAAACAAAGGCATTACACTTTCAAATTGTTTGTACTTACAGTAATGATCGTATATTTCTTGTAATTGTTCTACTGGAGGGTTCTCAAACAGTACAGCCGATTTAGACATTCTATAGTTTGTTTTCGATAGATCAATTCTAGCATATATATCACTCACCGTTCTTGTACCTCTGTTTTATAATCTTGCGGCCAGTTTTTATAATAGTCTTTCTTTTCTAGCCATGCCCTTGCAGTATTTAACTTTTCTTTTTCTTGTATAAGCACTAAGCCATATTTTCCATGATTTAGTTTTACACCTTGTACTTCTTCAGGATCAAGTGGATGGTCTTCTAGTGCAACATAACCACGTTTGTCTAACATAGGTTTAGTATCGTCGATAATTTTACTTAAATTGTTTGCAGTTATACGGTCGTAGTCGAACCCTAATACAACTACTTCTTTGCCTTTAGGCCAATGATATGTATAGTTTTCTATTTCTGCACGTATCCACACGTCTAATTCAAATGAACCGTCAAGCCAATGTGTTAGAACAGAATTGTCTAACCAAGCCTTTTTAGCATATGGACATGGAGGTAAGTTATTAAATGTTTTAGAGGGTTTACTTAAAAAGTTTTGTATCCAATCATCTATGGATGATTCGAAGCTCTGCATTACTACATCTTAACGCAGTTGTCTACAGTCTTGCCGCCTTTTTTCTTAGTTCCCATACGCTTGTAGCCTTTCCAGCATACTTTGCCGTCAACACCTTTTTGCTTTTCTTCGTCAAGTGTAGTGTAACTTGGCTTACCGCAATCAGCACACAGACTTTTTGCTTCGTTTAATTTTGATTGCAAATAATCTGCATATGATTTTGAATCTGTAGTTTTTGTTTTTGGTTTATCCGGAACTGCATCTTTATCGTACTTGTATTTTGGATTACCTTTTTTATACTCTTGCCATGCTTTTGAATTTGCATTCTTATCAGCATTAGTAACTGTCATAGTAGCTTCTTCTTCTTTAATGTTAGATTTTTTAGATTCAGAAACTTCGTCAAATTTTTGTTCATAGTCTAGATGATGATATACACTACCTAAGTAGTCTGCGGCTTTAGTAATCTTTGCTTGTACCCAACCTTCAAGTCCTTGTTCTTCACTTACGCCTTTAAGCATTTCGTGTAGTTTAATACCGTACTTGGCAATTTTGTATAGATCACCTCTAGCCATTTGCACTTCATGGTCTCTTTCAACCTTGTATGCCATGTCAGCTAGACCGTTTTCTTTTAAATCTTTTTCTCTCATCGTATTATCCTATTTTTTTCTTTTAACTATTGAGCCACCGCTAAGTAAACCACTACCGCCCATGTCTAATCCGTTCTTTGCAGTACCATCTTTATTTAGTGCTTGTTTTGCTTTAGGAACACCGTTTTTGTCACGTTTAGCATCGTTAGGGTGTATAGCGCCAACAGACACATTTGAGGAAGAGGTTCCACCTTGTGTTGCTGTTTCTTTCATTGCTTTATTCTTAGCATAGCAGTCACAATGCTTACAGTCTGGACCGCATTTACATTCCGTTACAGGCTGTCCGCAACATGCTTTTGGGCACATTTCTTTCTTTGCTTCTATAAAAAGTTCTCTTATTAACATGCTAGTATTTACCTTTTTTCTATCTGCTTATACCCATTTTTTTAAGAGTAGCAGTATTTGCTTTCTTAAAATCAGCTTGAGACTGATCCATATCTTTTTTCATAGCCGCAAGTTTATCATACTTTTTTGGATCTTTATCATTAAGGCTATGTTTCGTACCAGACAAAGTTTTAATATCTACTGTTTTTCCTTTATCCTTATCAATACTAACAGACATATCTCCGGAACTTATAGAGGTATTATCTGCACTTATAAGTTTACCACTCATATCATAAGTTGCTTTTTGATCTATACCAGCCCCTTTAATAGTAGTACCAAAGTCTACTGTTACAGTCTTCTTTGCAATATCGTGTGTTTGCTGTAAACCTCCCATTTTAGGTGTTTCGTATTTTAACAAGTCACCGCTTGATGAAAAAGTATATGTTCCTGCTCCACTAGACACTGTACGGTTACCATTTTTATCTGTTTGTGTGTTAACACCATTGTCGTTTGTGCCGTCCGGAGTATCAGCACCTGGTGCTGGTGGAGGTGTTGGCATTTTTAACACCTTTATATTGTCAGGCATTGCGTGTCCAGGGCCTATATCATTACCTGGGTCCATTGTTGCACTCATTGTTGTCATACTATTAAGTTTATCAAGCGGAGTATCTACTTTTGCCATGTCTCCTGCTTGTACTGCTCCAGCTATAGTTCCAAGTAGTGTTGCTACTAACACAAGATTCTTACCTGTCTTTGGTATTTTTTTAAGGATTGGTGTAACCTTTCCTAATAAATTCTTAGGAAGTTTTTTTAAACTATCTGCAATACCTTCTTGTAATTGTTGCGGAGTGCTTTCTTTCAATTGCAAGTATAAATTGTATTCTGTTCCTTCGCTTAGGAAAGACTTAACGTCAAATTGTTTAAATTCTGTGTATCTCATTTCTTCTTGCCAGACTTCATATTAGCACACCAATGATACATCTTAGCACGTTCGCCTGATGCATTCTTAGCCTTCTTACGTAGCTCAGTTACACTACCGTTACAACTAGCACCAGACTTTTTTACTCTACCAGGTCTGCTTTTACCACTCTTCTTGCCATCTGCAAAATTTTCTAATAAGTCTAATACTTGATCAGTAGTATAAAGTCCGCTTATAAGAGCTTCTTTTGCCATTTTAGTAGCAGTTGCATACATAACAGCATCAGCGTCCTTGCCGTAACGTTTTTTAAAGTCGCCTTTATTCTTTTTCATACCCTTGACGTTTTTTTCTTTTTTCTTTTCTTCGCCTTTGGTAAGAGTACGTTCTTGTACACTTTCTGGAACATCATCGCGCCAAGTTACGTCTTTTGGATCAGCAACAACAGCACGTACCTTATCTACACCTGCTTTTAGATGTGCAAAGTATCTGTGATGTCCGTCAACTATCAGTAACTTACCTTTGTGTGGCACAATTACAATAGGCTTAATTTTTTTACCTGCTTTAATCTTATCAACAAAACGCATCATATTGTCGTGATTATCTTTTGGATCCATTTTGTCAGCAGGTTCAAACGGTGTAAGTTTAGATACGTCTACGATTTTTACTGGTTGCTTTTTATAATATTTGTCGTCAACATCAGCGCCTTGATACTCGGGATTGGTCCACATAGTAATTTCTGCACCTTCTTTTACAGGCTCTTGCATGTGTTGTTGTATTGCTTTTGCTGTTCTTTCAAACTTGTGATCTTTGTGTTTAAAGCCTTCGCCACCTGCCGCTTCCCAACTAGCAATGTTTTTACCAAAGTCGTCGATTAATATGTTAGGTGTACCGTCGCTGTTAACAGCATATTTAGGTTTGTCATGTGTAATGATTACGTTCTCTGGTGGAAAGAAATCTAAATTCTTTTTAATCCATTCACGCTTGTGTGGTTCTGAATTAGGATCGTTTGGTAGTGGGCTACTTAGGATAGTATAACTACCTTTTACTTTTTTAATAACACCTAGTAAGTTTTTTGCTTGTGGTAGTAATGGCAAGTCTAACCAAAAGTTATCTTTGTCTCTAATCTTTTGTAGTGCAGGTTCAATGTCTTTGACCTTACGCCAATCCTTACCTATTAACTTTTGCCATTCTCCGAAAAAGTCTGCTAGTACACCGTCCATGTCTACGTATACTTTACTTGTACTTGCTAATTCGCCCAAATTCTCTGCCATCTTAGCATAGTATAACACACTTTCATCGGCTTTGTCAACCGATTCTGTCATACCTAGATTGAACAATACATTGGTTTTGGAGCCTTTTACTTTTTTTGATAGTGTAGGTGGGCGTCCATCTTTGTCTACTTTGTTACCAAACTTAGCGGCTTGCTTTTTAATAGCATCTACACCAACGTCTGCTGTAGTGTTAACACCTTTTACAACACGACCTCCGTGTTCTTGTATACGCAAGAAGTGTTTAAAACTACCTGGCTTAGGAACTTTGTTTTCAATGTCTTTTAAACTATGAAACTTCATTTTTTACGTCCTCTAAATCCACCACCAGTCATATGTGGTAAACTAAACCAAAGTTTGAACCAGTCGTTATCGCCTGGTTTAATCTTTTTTTCTCTTTCTATCTTACGTTTCTCACTAGCAGTCTTACTAATGTTTTCTAATGTGTAAGGTGTGTATCCTTTATATTCGTTGACACCTGCCAGCTCTTTTAAACGTTCGATGTCCATATTATTCAGCCCGTCTAATGTCGTGTTTAATACCTAGGTTCGTAAATAGTTTAGATGTAGTTTCAATGTTTGTTAGAGCTTGTTTAATTCTATCCATGTGTTCTTCGTTATCTTCAACCTTGCGTCTAAATTTTGCCGCCGCTTCTGGTTTGATGAATAACAATCTACCACTCCATGCCGCCTCTTTACGATAAAAACTTAAAAAGTGTTCTTTGCCGTCTGCTCTGTCAGCAATCCAGTCTAACACTTTTAGTTTATTTGGATCTTGTTCTTTGACACTTGTATTGTCTGTAGTTTTAAATAGATTTAATTCGTCTAAGTTATAATCTTCTGCTTGGTGATTAAAGCCTAGACCTTCACGAACGTCATCAAACATTTGTTGTGCCACACTTTGATCTGGAACACCTTGTTTAAAACGTTCAAAGTCATCTTGTGCGGCCGCGTCACGCATTTTACTTGCACTCATACCACTAGCATCGTCTGCTTCTTCGTCTCTAAATCCACCTTCTTCTACAGTAACTTCTTTTATATTAAAATTAATATTTCCTGACTGATCTGGCGTGTTGTTGTAAGGGAGTACTTGTGTTTCAAATTCTTTTACTCTATCAGAACCGCAAACAAGAACTACTTTTTCATAGCCTTTTGTTTCTAAACTTTTCATAACAGCCATAATAGTGTTTAGGCTAGGATCTGTACTGATAGGAATTTTAAAAAACTTTTGAGCATAACTTAATTTTGTCTTCCAATCTAATGGATTTTTAATACCTGCTGTTCGAATAACTTTTTTTGGTTTACCTGTAGGTGTTAGATACGACTTTGTTGCACCTTTATCTAAATGAGACATAGTTAAAAACAACATCGGATCACCACCGTATTGTTTTGCTTTAGCATTAATAGCATCAACTAATACACTGTGACCTATTGTTGGAGGATTCATTCTTCCCCAACCAATTACGGCTGTTTTTAATTTATCTTCAAATAGTTGTCTTAATAGCATCTGGTAGTTCTTCCTTAGGATTTCTTTCATGATCTAATACTTTATGTGCAAGATCTGATTTATCACTTTTAGTCATTAATTCTGAAGGAGTTTTATTTAGATCATATTTCATACAATAGTGATTCAATGCTTTATCACATAAGGGCATAATTAAACCTTGAATAATTTTTTCGTTAGTTTCACTTTTCATTTTATCCATACACGGCATATAGTGCTTGCGATAAAAACCTTCATCGTTAATCATATGATAATGTACATCATCGATAACGTTGAAAGGCATTGAATCGTTTACTGGGTTATTGAATATTTCGTTTAATAACATATTACCACTTCCTACATGACCAGTAACGTGCTTTAGTACGTGGGCCCGGATTGTCACAGTTGTGTCTAGCACGGAAACTTCTTCTACGTGCAGGATTAGACTTCTTAATGCTCATTGCTTTACCTTTAACACTTGAACCACCGTGTCCAAAGTTTACTTTTTTAACATTACCTGTTTTAGGATCTTTTACATATACTTTAAATTTCTTAACATCACCTTGCATTGGCTTACCAAGTTTAACTTTACGTCCTTGGTACTCTGCTTCGTCTATTGGATCGTCATCTTCATTCCACCACATCTCACCGTATGCTTCGTAGAAGTCATCATCGTCATCATATGTTTCGTCAATACTTGCACCAGCAAGTTCTTTAATTCTATCAAGTTCTGTTGATTCAAAATCACCGTGCCTTTGTGCATCTCTATACATGTCTGCTTGGTCGGCTTGTCTGTCCGTGTAGTCTTGAGCAATCCAATCTATCATTGCAGGAAGTTCGTCTAAATCTCCTAAATCTGCATCATCAACTTCAGTACCATCTGTGTATTTTGCAAACTCAATAGGAGCAATCATGTCACTAAAATCTTGCATATCGTACTCGATAGTATCTGTGTCTATTTCTTTGCCCTTAAACATGATACGATCATCACCTTCTGATAATTTATCAAGTTCTGGATTGCCAGCACTTTCTTCATCCATATCATGTACGCCGTTACCATTTTTGTCTACCCACCAACTACCTGTTTCATCGTGTGAATCGTGTTCGCATTGACATTCTGGTTTACAGTTGTGCATTTGGCAACCACAATCTTTACAGTGGTAATTTGAAGCTACAATAGCTTCTTTTAGATAATCTTTGAACGTTTTGGCCATAATTAAACTCCTAGTGTGTACATGTTAAAGTATTTATCAATATTAGTCAACCTCTCATAGTTCAGTGGACTAAATAGAAACCAAAAAGGAACGGCTATGTTGAAGCATAAACACATGATAATTAGAGCTGAAGTTAGCAATCCGCCACAATGCGAACAAACCATAGTCGATTGGGCGGGTAATTTAATAAGAGATATAGACATGAAAATAATGATGGGTCCGTATGCCAAGTATTGTGAAATGTCAGGCAATAGAGGGTTTACTTGTGTTACTATTATTGAAACAAGTCATATAGCAATACATGTTTGGGACGAAACAAGTCCTGCACTTGTACAACTAGATGTATATACATGTGGTGAATTACACAAAGATAAAGTATTTGATGCACTAGAACGCTGGGATCCAGTCAAAGTTGAATACAAATATTTAGATAGAGAAAAAGAACTTACTTTAGTTTAACTTACCAACACCAATTTGTGGGGATTTAGTAGACTGTTTATCTTTAAAGTCAATACCGCCTGAAATTACCATTCCTGCTTCTACAGTAGAATCAACATCCTTAGGGTCATTCATTACAAGGAAGGTTCCTAATATTGGATTTACTATCAATATACAGTCTAACATTTCTGACTTATAAATTGCAAACAAGAGTTTAGTAAAAGCACGTTGAAACCCTTGGAAATTAAAACGCCCAGCATCGTCAACAGCACTAGACATACTGTTTGCTAAATTTTTTACATAGTTTTTATCAGATGAATAAGACTTCATTGGTATATTAACCGCATCTATTAAGAATTGTATAGCTTGTTGCTTATTCCAATTAGGTACTTGTTGAGTCATGTCATTTAAAATATTAAATCCTCTAGCAGTAAAATTAAGTTGTCCTTGTTCCATTTGGTGATCTACTTTAACTTTTTCGCCATCAACGGTTGTAGTCTTTCCAAAGTATTTTTGTAAAATCGGATTATATTGAGGAACTAAATTTCCTTTAATTGCCTGCTCAACATTTAATCTTGCACCAGCATTGGCTTTTTTACTTGCTTTAACTTCTACTTGTTTTCCGGAACCTGTCTCAATATCTCCTTTGGAGCCTTTTTTAACAGGATCAGACAACATTAATAGGCCTAGCTCTCCAGGACCCCATGCACCAGCACCTGATTTATCAATTGTTCTTCCTAATATGTTTCCAAAGTTTTCGTAAACATCTGCATACTGTTTTCCTTTGGGACTACTTTCAAATTCTTGTTTAACAGTACCTTTTGATTTTTCAATCAGTGTGTCAAAATTAATAAACGGTTCAGATACACACAGGTTTAAGAATTCTTTAATACGAGTTAATTCACGTTCTGCATCTTCAATTTTTTCTTCTCTACCTGCCTTTTCCATAACTGCATTAACCATATCAGCTATAGAACTTTTTACTAATTCGCCAGTCTTAGTTAACGTGTTTTGTTTTGCTTGCATCTCTTGTGCATAGGCTAATGCTTCTGCATAACCATCTGCATCTTCGTTATCAGGTAACTCAACTTTAGGAGCAAATCCTACTCCGCCTTGAGTAATTTTAATTGATAAAGGTACATATGTTTTTTCAATATCTTTTTTAATTTCTAGAAGTGATTCGTGTCCTACTTGAGCACCTTGCTTCATAAGATCTTTAGATATTGCTTTCAGGACAGCTAATATTTTAGGATCTTTTGATGCATCAATTCCATTTTGTTCAGCTATCTGCATTAGATATTCAGTGTTATTTGCTTTTTCTTCAATAGCTGATTCTAAACCTTCTTGGGTAGGTTCATCTACAGGAGCCTTAGTTTTTTGTTGTATTTTTTGTTTTAAATAATTATTAATTTGTTCAAGGCCATTTAGAATATTTTTCTGAACGTCTTGTGGTGCTTCGTCTGATCTGTCTTGAATAATTTCAACATAATCTTCTGCATCTTTTTGTTTACCTACAACAGGTCTTAGAGCTTTTATTTCATCTTCGTTTAACTTAAATTGACCGTAACGCATTATACACTTACCTCAATATCAAAGTTATTGTATCCTAAATCAAATAACTTGTTTGCTACATCTTCTGCAATTAAATCTGACTCTTCTTCGTCTAGGGGAGCGTGTGTTTCTACAGTAAGCATAGTTTGACCGTTGTCATTTTCGCCTAGTGTGTAGTTTGTTTCGCTTTCAAGTAATGCAGGAGAAGCCATAGTAGCAACTTCTGATACTACAATATCGTCTACTTCTTCTTTGTTATCAAAAATAATGTTAATAAAATTTTCCATATTACTTCCTAGTGATTAAGTCTAATACTGTTTACAGTACCATCTGTGTATACTAGTTTTGCTCTAATATAAACAAAGTTACCTGTAAAGTTTACATATTTGACTTCTGTTTGATTAGCAACTGTTACAGTATCTACGTCAAACCAGTCAGCGTCTGCTGGTGTAGTGGCTAGTGTTGCTTGTATAGTGATTGTTCCTGTAAGACCTGTGTAATCATACTGTACAGTATGAACACCATCTGATCTTCCATAATATCCGTCACCCTTAAAGTTACTTCCGGTTACAGTTTCAGTCGTACTATCCCCTGGATGTGTGTTTGCTGATAAAATTATTTCGCTTGTGCTTGGCATAATACTATTTATGCAAATCGTTACGTGAAACATATTTTATTACACGCCTGATTTGCCCTCCTAATGCTATCTTTGCCAACATAAGGTAACGTTCATTTTTAGCATAAAAATAAAATCCTTCAGCAAAATGGTTGTTACGTACAACTCGTTTTGCAATATGTCCTATTTTAAATCCGTCTGGATTGTTCTCACAGTAGTCTGCAAAATTAGGATCAACTTTTTTACCTAGCAATGCTTTATATTCCCATACAACATCACCATCAATTACTTGTGTATTTGCGTTTTGTAAAAGGTAATCAAATATACTATCATCTTCTGGAGCATACCACTGTGTAGCATTTACTTGTGTTTGTAATGTTTCTAACCATTCAGGTTCGTTTGAATAGATATCTAAAGTGTAACCTTCACAACGTACCATAGCATGTCTTTTGTTTTTTTCTAATGCATTATATAAAATACAAGCATCCATAAACGTTTCTAAACTTACAGTCTTTTCTTTTCGACGCATAAATGCATGATTAAACGGACTTTGTATAGGTAATTCAGCTTCAGCATCACTTTGCATAGCATCTAATTTAGATTTAACATATCCTAAATTAAGTCCACGGAACAATGATGCAACAGTACTCTTTACGCGAAGTTTGTATAGATACTTGTTATAGAATAACTTAGTTGTGTACAGCTTCTGTAACATCTTTTACCTTTTCTTTGATAGGTTCTAGATGCAATTTATTATCAGCAACATCAATTTTTAAAATACCACCATCTTTGAGATCACCAAATAAAAGCATCTTACTAAGTGGGCGTTTAATTTCTTTATCAATATATCTGTGCATAGGTCTTGCACCCATTTTACTATCAAACCCGTTTTCTACAAGATGATCAAGTGCATCGTCACTAATTTGACAAACAACATTTTTATCATCAAGCATTGTTTTAAGTTCAAGCAAGAACTTACCAACAATTTTTAACATAATAGGTTTTTCTAGTTTACCAAATGTAACTACACCGTCAAGTCTATTTCTAAACTCTGGAGCAAAGAAGCGTTTGAATTCTTCATCACCATAATCACCGTCAAGTGCTTGACTAAATCCAATAGTGTTTTTCTCTGCCTGTTCTGCACCTAAGTTAGTAGTAAGGATTAAGATACAATTACGTGCATCTGCTTCTTTACCATCACTTCCAGTAATCTTACCGTTGTCCATAATTTGTAATAGGATCTGCGAAATGTCTGGGTGTGCTTTTTCAATCTCGTCAAGCAATAGAACACAGTTAGGATGTTCTTGTAATTGGTTAATCAACTGTCCTGAATGCTCGTCGTGTCCGACATAGCCTGGAGGAGAACCAATTAACTTACTTACACTATGCTTCTCTTGATATTCACTCATATCAAAACGTGCAAGGTGTATACTTAGATTCTTTGCAAGTTGTTTAGCAAGTTCAGTCTTACCAACACCTGTTGGACCCATGAATACAAATGATCCAATTGGCTTTTCTTCTGATTTAAGACCTGCTTGTGCAACAAGAATCTTATCAACAATTTCTTCAATAGCCTGATCTTGTCCGTAAACATTAAGTTTAAGGTTCTTATCAAGACTTGCTAGATTGTTAGTTTCTTTTTGTTGTATTTGTTCTGGAGGAAGATTTACAAACTTAGCAAGTTCAAACTTAATCTCTTCAGGCCCAACTATGCGTTCACCTTCAAAGTTATTAACTTTAAATCTAGAACATGCAAGATCTAAAAGGTCAATTGCCTTGTCGGGTAATTTTTTATCAGTAATATATTTCACTGAAAGTTTTACAGACTCATCAATTGCTTCTTGTGTAATTGTTGTATTATGAAACTCTTCGTAATATTTCTTAATACCTTGTAAGATATCTTTTGTTGTATTCTTATCAGGCTCGTCAACACTAACACGTTGGAATCTACGCATTAAAGCACGATCCTTTTCAAAGTATTTACGATACTCGTCCCATGTTGTTGAAGCAACAACTTTAATGTCGCCTTTACCTAGTGCAGGTTTTAACATATTAGCTAAATCATTTGAACTATTGCCGCCACCAGCACCAGCACCATTTATCATATGTGCTTCGTCAATGAATACAATCGTTTTACCTTGACGTTTAATTGCGGCCATAACTAATTTAAAACGTTCTTCAAAATCTCCTCGATATTTACTACCTGCTAACATAGCACCAATGTCTAGATTGTATACTGAATACTCCTCAAGAAATGTAGGAACTTCTTTATTAACAATTCTATATGCAAGTCCTTCTGCAATAGCAGTTTTACCTACACCTGGATCACCTACTAGTAATACATTATTCTTTTGTCTACGTCCTAATGACAAACAAATACTTTCTAATTCTTCTTGACGTCCAATAACAGGATCAATCTTACCATCTACAACTTCTTGATTTAAGTTTGATGTAAATGCTTTAAGAGCTCGTTGTGCATGTCCTGCCATTTCTTCATCTTCAGCAGTTCCGACAAATTCGTTATTAATATATGTATTAAATGCTTCTTTTTCTACGCCAGCTTTTATAACACAATAAGTTGAGTAGGATTTTTTCTCGCTTAGAAGAGCTAAAAATACATCACAAATATCAATGTGCTGACGTCCACTAAACAATACTTGTGTAAATGCTCTATTCATTACACGTTCTACTGTTTGTGTTTTTTTAGGTTTATATTTTGTATTTTCAGGTACCTTAATATCATCAAGTTTTGTTTGAAGATATTGCAACATCTCATTTTGTAAAGGCTGTACTTCGATACCAAAACCTGTAAGTATGTTTGTAAAGTTTTCAGTACATAGCATAGCAAACAGCAAATGCTCAAGAGTCACATATTCGTGATTCAGTCTTTTAGCATCTTTAATTGCTTTATCAAATACAACTTGTAACTCTTCAGATGGTTCAACCATAAATCTTTATTCCTTTTCTATAACTATATTTACATTATACGATATCATATGCGTAAAGTCAACTATATCTTTTACCAATTTGTTCAATAACCTTCTTATCAACATCACTTATTCCTGAAGGTACTTGACCTATTATTTTAACTAAAATATTTCCGGGATTGCCTTGTCTGTTTGGTAAGCCTTTGCCTGTAATTTTTAAAACTGTTCCTGGTTGCGTTCCTCCAGGTATATTAAGGTTAACTTTTGCACCGCCCGGAACGCTAATAGTAATATATGTACCAGTTATTAATTTAAAAACATTCAGTCTCTTGCTAGTAATTAAGTCTAAACCATTTATTTCAAATTCATTTGTGGATTGTATAACAACTTGTACATATAGATCTCCTGGCGGTATCTGTTGTATGTCATGTTGTCCCATTCCTGTATAGCGTACTTTGTCACCATTCCGCACACCCACAGGTATTTTAATATCTACAGTTTGTTCTCTACCATTATTGAGCCTATATGTTGCAAGTACGTTTTTACCTGTATAAACTTCTGCTATACTAATATTACAGCCTATTGTAATATCGCTATTACGCATTTGTTGCCTAGCACCAAAACCAAATTGTCCCATAAGATCGTTGATATCAAATCCGCCAGCAAATCCGTCAGCGTTAAAGTGTTGGGACCTAAAGCCGCCTGCCTGTTGTGGATCAGTAGTTCCATACTGATCATACATTTGACGTTTTTGTGGATCTTTTAGTGCAGAGTATGCTTCATTGATTTGTTTGAATTTTTCATCACTACCGCCTGTGCGATCAGGATGGTATTGCATACTTGCTTTTTTGTATGCTTTTTTTAAATCTGCATCTGAAGCGTTTCGGTCGACGCCTAGTAAAGAGTAATAGTCCATACTATTACTTATAGTATCTATTTTTTAGATTTACTAGATCCGGTGTATAAGCCAAACCATGCCGCACCAGCACCAACTACAATACTAACAAGACCACTTTGTTCAAAACTTGGAGCATCTAATTCCATAAACCATATTACCACTTTGTATAATAATACAATGTAAACAGTTAAGAACATTCTTGGAAAAATTCTCCAAGCATCAATTGCTCTTGCTAAGTGTATTAATCTAGCATACGGATTAGGACCTAAGTCTTTTACACTTGTATCAACTTCTAAGTCAAGTTTAACTTTTCTTGTAGTTGACTCACCTGTTGAAACTACTTCTGCTTCATAGTTTTGTTCTTTGTATTTTATAGGTTCTTTGTTAGGTGACGCTTTTGGTTCTGCCGCCGGTTTATCTAATTCTTCAAGACTTTTTCTTGGCATTATCTTTTCCCCTCAAGATGTTTGATACGCTTTTCAAGCTCATCTATTTTAGATGTTATTTTTGGATATTTTACACGCCAAGCATTTGGATCATTTTGTAACCATGTCCACCCCCAACGTACTGCTAGGTATTCTAGTGTAGCATCAAACTTTTGTACTGCCCATGTTGCCATTCTAGTATCTTTGAACCAGAATAAAAAAGCGGCACCAAATACTGATCCAGCTAATGCTGTATAAATCCACAAGCGATTGCTTGCCATTTGTTCAATCATTTCCCACATATTAATCCCTCAATTATTATGTTAGTATTTATATCAAAATTCACAAGCTATTCGGGCACCAGGTGTTACTTCGATGTTAATGTCAGAATCTATAGTTACTTGAGGATCTGGTTTAGCTTTACAATCCATTTGTTTTGCACATCCACTAGTCAGTATTAATGACAGTAGGGCAACAACAAACAATTTGTTCATTATTTGAATGGATTAAACTTATTTAAAATAGAGTCTTCTGGAGTAGAATTTTGCTTGTCGACTTCTTCTTTAGCACCTTGGATTTCACTATTAGCATTTTCTAATGCTTGTTCAGATTCTTCGTAGTAATTTTGATAAGCGGCAATGATTGCTTTTTGCTGTTGTAAGAGCTTCATAATATCACTCATATTCATAGCAAGTATTTCGTAGCCGTCATCAGTTAAGCCAATTAGTACAGGATCTTTTTTATCTTTTTTTAGTCTTTCCCAAATTTCTTGAGCATTTTCTTCGTTAATAACTACCCATTCTAAATCTTTTAAGCGTAACTCGTCTGCTGGTGGTAAAACTAATTTAGGTTTTTCAATTGGCTTTGCACTAATCTCAATTTGTCTCGGAGTTGATGTACAACTAGATAAAACAAATGCCGCCAACAATATACCTAAAACTATTACGCCTCTGCCTACATGTCTGTTCATAAGTTCTTCCTTTTCCAAGCATCTGATTGTATGTTAGGATCAAAGTTTGGATTTGCTGTGCGCCAACATTCATTGTTTATTTCACTTGGTTTTGTTGCACTAAGTTCTTTTTCAGTTAGTGTACTACCACTGAATATTTCCAAACAACGCTGTGCATTTTTAGTTGCATTGTTTAAAACCTTTTCAGTTAAGCTAGGCTTAGCAACTCCAGCGGCTCCAATGTCGTGTCTAGAAAGTCTATTTTCTAGTGAACGATTTCTGTTGTTTATTTCAGTCCATTCTTTTTGTAGTTTTTCATTCTGTTTTTGCATAGATTTGAAAGCGGCAGTTTGTGCCGCTAACGCTTGTTCATTAGTTTCGACTGCTGTTTCTAGTTTGACGTTATTTTCTGTTAAGATAGCAATACGTTCTTGTGTGTCATTATAATACCAATAGACACCACCGCCCATGGCACACATTAAAACAAACATTACTAATGCTAACTTTGCACCCATACCGCCTACCCTAGTAACTTTCCCAGCGTTTTAGGTCCTACAATACCGTCAGCAGTTAATCCGTTTGAACTCTGCCATTCTTTAACAATACGTGCAGTACCTGGACCAAAGATTCCATCAGCAGGAGCAATATTAAGTTTTTCTTGTACTTCTGCTACTAGTGGACCACGTGATCCTTGTCTAATTGTTTGATTGTAATCTGTTTCTGGTTCTTCAAAGTCGCCACCTAGTACATCCATTGCATGTAGGTAATGTTTCTTACGATCATCTAAACCAATTGTACCACCGTTGATACGTTTTGTAGCACCAACAATGTCCATGTTATCACAATACTTGTTTAGGCCATTTGTATCCCAGAACCAACATGCTGAGTCTAGTGCGCCTTTCTTTGTGCGTACATAGTCTACTGCTTCTTCGGGAGACATTTCCATTTCTTTTGCGAATTGTGTATAATTGTAACGTCCAGTTAACTGAAGGATGCCACCACCGCGAAAGCGCCAGCCGTCACCACTATCAGTATCGCCGTTGTCCATACGTGAAGCGTAAATAACGTTTGCGATTTTTTCAGGTTGTCTATGATATTCATTTGCATCTCTGCCTGCTCGTCTAAAATATTTAGGGAAAATTGTATTAAGTGCTTTGGCGCTATAGTTTAAGTTTTCACTTAGTACTCTAAAGCCGCCGCTTTCGTGTCCACACTGTGCTACAAACATTGCTACACGTTCTGCTGTGTCTACTTCCCATAACGGAAGTACTTCACACATTGCTTCGTACCAATCTTTCCAGTCATCTCTATGGATTAACTCTTCAGCCATCCACGGTTCGAAGTCGAATTTAAAGTGTTCTTTAGCCATAGTTTATTTCCTTTTTACTACTAGCGCCAAATCTTTATTTTCGAAAACAAGATTGTCGCCATACTTGCTAATATTGTAATTGCCGAGATATTTAGTTAAGAATAGTATTTCCGGATATGCATCAACATTAAAAGCAGAATCTAAACTTTCTAGTATCTCTTTTTTATTGCCAAAATCTATAAATTCAAATGCTAACGGATCTGCATATGGTTTTTTAATAGTAAGATTATTTTCTACTAAGTCTACACTATCTACGTAACTGTTACTAAAAAAGTTTTTATAATTTTCCATTGTGGTTTGATTTCTAGTCATTCCGTAGTTGTTAGGATCTTTTGGAATATGTGCATCCAAGTTTTCCATTGTAGCATCTTTGCTTTTAAAATTTTTATAATACCTAAACTTTAAATCGTCTATACCTGATATCTTTTTTATGCCATCTAAGACTTCAAATATATGTTCGTGTATATGACGATTTCTTTCTAGTTCAATAAAGACTTTATATGTTCCGTCTGACTGTTCGCCGGCAGTAGAGTCTGCATCTAATATAAAACTGTACCCACCTTCAAGAAATTTTACTAAATCGTCTGCTGGTGCTTTGTCTCTTAAACTAAAACTTAGTGTCACAATATCTTCATCTTCGCCCATCTTGGATTTAAACGAATCAATTTCAAATACATTGTGTACCATGTGTTTTAGATCGTTTTCTCTAAGCCCCATTATATTGCCCCTTCAGCTGGTGCCGCCGCTGGTTCTGCCGCAGCATCAGGTGCTGGAGCTCCTGCTCCTGCCGCAGCATCAGCAGGTTGTGCGCCTGGCTGTGCATCTGATTGTTCTATTGCTGGTTCTGTTACTAAGCCCATTTTCTGTGAGTAAGCACCGTATATATCTGCTACTAGTTTTTTTGGCATCATAATTTCAACTATCCATATAGGCAACCTATCTAGCTTGCCTTTTTTAGTACCAGGACGTATATCTCCAGGTCTGCGTATTTTACGAGGTTTAGCAATGTGTGATTTTTCATATGATATTTTACAATCGTAATCTAGTAATCTTTTACCACCCATTGGATCTGGCATTTTAGCTCTTGGCCAGAAAAATTTACATGTAATCCAATGCCTATCTATGATAGGACCTTCAGCTAGTTCGCCGTCTTCCCAGTTCTTGTATACGTAGATATCTAATTCGTCTAACACACGTTCAAAGTCTTTTAAAACTTGGAACGCTGTATTGCTTTCGTAGATACCTTCAACGTTTTTGATTATGTCGTATATATTTTGCATTTCATTTCCAAAACTTATTATACTTATTTATCGCAAATAATCAATAACAAAGTGCTTTTGAAGAAGTATGTGATGCTAAATACTTTTGTAGAGCAAATGCTCGACCGAGCAACTAAGCTCTACTTACATCGATCCATGTAAGGAGGACACTTAATGGGTGCAAAAAGAAAGTCTCAAAAGAGACAACACAACTACAACAATGTAGTTGAATTTACTAACTTCAAAAAACAAAATCAAGTAACTATCCTTCCAAGAAACAAAAATCAAGAACAATACACGTTAAAACTGCTAGACCAGAAGAAAGACATAGTCTTCGGTGTGGGTCCTGCAGGAACCGGTAAGACATTGCTTGCAGTGCAGGTGGCTGTAAAAATGTTCAAAGAAGGAACAGTTGACAAGATCATTGTAACTAGACCGGCGGTGTCGGTTGATGAGGATCTTGGATTTTTACCTGGTACATTAGAACAGAAAATGGCTCCTTGGACAAGACCAATTTTTGATGTTCTAAGAGACTATTTCCATGCTAAAGAAATATCAAGTATGATTGACGAAGGCATTATAGAAATAGCACCTCTTGCATATATGAGAGGAAGAACGTTTAAACAATGTTTTATATTGGCTGACGAAATGCAAAATGCAACAGAAAACCAAATGAAAATGTTATTAACACGTTTAGGTGAAGGTTCAAGAATGGCTGTTACAGGAGATCTTGCTCAAGCAGATAGAATCAAAGATAACGGTTTAATAAGGTTTGTACAAAAATTACAAGCTAATAATTCCGCCCGGTTGGACATAGTCCATTTTGCACAAGGAGACATTGAGAGGCACGAAGCTGTAAAGGAGGTGTTAAAGATATACGGAGATACTTAACTATTTCCTAAAAACATAAACACCCTCAAACTTTTCTCGCCCGGCCAGTTTTTGATTACCAACTCCTGGTCGGGTGTTCAACATCATCTTAATAGTAGATACATGTTTTAATCCTATTCTCTCAGATACTTCGATCCACCTTTCGACAACTTCGATAGGTTCTTTTTGACCGTAGGTTTTGTAGTCAGCGATGTTAGTTGCGAAAAGTCCTTCTCGATTGAGTCCAGTATATATTCGTTCAATGGTCGGAGTAACGTAGCCATCAAACCATTCATCCAACGTTTTATAACGGACCATGCATTGTGTATCTTCATCTGAGTATTTCTCCAAGTTAAAATAAGGTGGTGAGCTAAATGCTAGATCAATATCCTCTGGTTGATATTCTTCACTTACATTTTGTATTATTTTGCCTTTAACTCCTACAGCTTCTTCAATGCAGT